GGTTACTGCCACAGACTGTCAGCGTCGGAGCTATGCGTCATAGCCCAGAGCTGGTCAAAGCATTCTTCTGGAGTCATGTCTGTCTTCGGCATCTCAAGAGCAGGGAGGTCGACGTCGATTAGTGCGCCTTTGCCCAAGTGTGCATTGAAGAACAGTTCACCACCGTTAGCACCAATGATGAGGCCCAGAACCCTAGCATCAGGAATTTGGATTAGTGTCTCATCAACCATGTGTAGGCCGGTTTTGTCCACATACACATGAGTATTGGCATAATCCTGGGGATTAACGACTGATATGTGCTCATCTGAGTCCACGCCCCCAATCACAGTCATTGATGCCACGGTGTCCCGATCCGGGGGCTCCCACCGGTATATGGGCTCAGGCCTTCTTGACATTCGCCACCCCAATACTGGCCCTGTCCAGCATGTCTGGGTGCCACTATGCCCCTTGAGGAAGGCTCTTGCACATACACCCTTAATTGCCGAGTACCAGTATCCACCTGTTGCGATTGATAGCAGAAACTTCGCCCTTTCATAGGGCCTCAGCAGCTTATTCTTGCTACGCGAGAGTGGCTTATCTGCAATATAAAGCCTGCGGCACCCGTCTCTTGTGTCAAGTGCAGCAGCCATTGGTGCCTTGCAGTAGGTGTGACGGGTATTCTCAGACCATAGGCGCTCAACAGTGACGTTCGGAATCACATCAAAATCGCCATGCTGGAAGGCACTTATCTCTGAGGCTTGCGGACCAGGCCATACCATTGGCGTGTTTTGACAAATCCCTGTAATGCCAGGACCACGTTCGCCCCGCTACGGCCTCGAATGTGATGGTGGGAGCGAGGCACAGCAGTCTCGGCGTCAAAGTCCACTGAGCAAGAGTACGGAGACCCACGCCATACTGCATGGTAGTGGGCAGTCCCAGCACTAGCATAATTAAAGGCAAGTACGGGCGTGTCAGGGTACTTGTCTTCCAGATCCCTTAGGTACTCCACGGCGTCCTCAGACATGTCTGGCCAATATTCTTGGACATTGATATCAGGCCCAAGTGCCACCTTCTCAGCAACCACCCCAATGACGCATGATTGCATGATTGACCATGATAGCACAGATTTCCCACCATAAAGATTGTGTTCTGGGATTGCCCGATACGCCACCGAGGCATCATACAGGGCAAGTAGGCGCCGCTGTTCAGCGCCGAACTCTGTCACAATCTGGCTACCGG